TTTGGAATCCAAGACTCTTAGTAGGCATGGATGGTGGTGTTGATGTTAATGCTGTCAAGGGTGCCTTTATCCCAAGCATAAACTTAGGTATTATGAGCTACGGTCAATTCAAGACGACTCCTACGCTCTCTGTCCTAGAGGTCGGTCTCGGAGCTGATGTAGTAGGTAAGACAGGCGAGCTGGTCATTACACCAGTGGCCTTTAACTTTGGTAATAAGTTTTTTTCACCATTAATGAATAATACCTATGTTGCTCCCAGCGTCTCAATTGGAACTACAGGTAATATTGCTGTAGGCGCTGGTTTGAGAGTAGGCTTCTAAAATGGCTAAGATACTTATCACGGGTACGGCTGGATTCTGCATGAACAATTTAGTTCGCAGACTATTCCATGATAAGCAGCCTCATACTATCGCCAGTCTAGACAGAGTGAATAGAGACTCCAATATTCTCTATTATAATAAGGATCATGCTTTTCACATCGCTGATTTGAGAGACCCCCATATTATAGATAAGATTTTTCAGTTTGAAGTTCCTGAAATTGTTATCCACGGTGCTGATGAATCTTATGCGGATGATACTGGCTCTCTTCTTAGTTCTAATATACTTGGAACTCAAGTCATAATAGATAAATGCGCTAAATACAAAGTTAAGAAGCTCATTTTCATATCTAGTGGTAAAGTGTATAGTCAGCTTTCTGAGACTGACAAGCCTAGCGTTGAGTGGGAGGCAACTAACCCTAGAGGTCTCTATGGAACGTCTAAAGTTGCCGGAGAACTCCTAGTAAAAGCAGCCGCAGAGGAGCATGACTTAATTTATAACATTGTTAGGCTCTCTAATATGTATGGGCCTCGCCAGAATCATCATAGGCTGGTAGCGAAGACTATAAAAAGCGTCTTAGAAAAGAAGAGATTTCCCCTATATGAGTCGGGATTAAATATGAGAGACTGGACTCATCTTTTTGATGCTTGCACTGCTATCTTGACTGTCCTTAATAAGGGCGCCCCTAATGAGATTTATAATGTCTCCTCCAATCAAGAGTATACCAACATTGAGATTGTACAAGAAGTTTGTAATGCTATGGAAGAGGGACATGACCTTGCAGAAGAAGTTGAGATGAGAGTTAAGCCAGATTTTAGGAGAGCTATGGATTCTTCTAAAATTAGAGAATTAGGTTGGAAGCCTGGCTATAAGTTTAAAGAGTCTATCGGGACTGTGGCAGAGTGGTATAAGATGAACCAATGGTTTTTGAAGTGATATAATAGGGAGTGAACATGTTGGCCGAAGAAATTAAACAAAAAATCGAATCAAAAAGTGACAAACAAAAAGAATTATTCAAACGCGTTGAAGATCAAATTAAAAATTACGCAACGCACTCCGAATATGCGCTCATTAGTTTAACTGATATAAGTTCATGGATGTATCAATTAGATATCTATGATAGGGCACCAAATGTTGATACAACTTGGGCGCTCAACGACCAAACGCGTAAAATTAAAGAATTCTTAGAAGCAGAAGGATTTAAAACAGAGTTATGTTGGTCAATTTACAATATGGCTTTAAAGATTATTTGGCAATAATAAGGAGAAAGAATGCCCGCAACATCAGAAACACAACAAAGTCAAAAAGAAGAAATAGTGGATGATATATCCAAAGCCGAAGAAGCAGTATTTAAAGAAAAATTAGCAGCGCTAAAAGCTAAACAGGAGAGTAAGATGGCAGCCAAGATTGTCTCAAAAAAAGAAAGAAGCCTCGCATTCGGAATTATCGGATCGGGCCAAGCTGGTTCAAGAATTGCAGAAGCTTTCTATAAGCTAGGCTATGATGCAGTAGCTATGAATACAGCTATGCAAGATTTAAAGTTTATCGATATCCCTGACTCCAATAAGCTCTTACTAGAGTATGGAGTAGGTGGAGCTTCAAAGGAACTAGGAATTGGTCAAGCGGCAGCCGAATCCCATCGAGGAGAAATCCTTCAATTGGTCAACGATAAGCTGCAAAGCTCCCAGGTCAATGTTCTTTGTCTAAGTCTTGGCGGTGGTTCTGGCGCAGGATCTTGTGAAACATTGGTTGACATTATGTCAGGCCTTGGTAAGCCATTGGTTGTTATTACTGTTCTTCCTATGGATACAGAAGACTCACAAACTAAAGCTAATTCTTTAGAGACACTTTCTAAGCTAGCTACATTTGCTAGAACTAAGAAGATTAGCAATCTTATTGTTGTAGACAATGCTAAGATTGAATCCATTTTACAGAATGTCAATCAGTTTGATTTCTTTAAATTGGCTAACAAGTCAATTGCTGAAACCTTAGACACATTTAACACATTATCATCCATGCCATCAGTAGTCAAGGGATTAGATCCAATGGAATTCTCTAGGATTCTAATGGATGGAGAAGGTTTGAGTGTTTATGGAGAGTTCTCTGTTGATAATTATACAGAAGATACTTCCATTGCAGAAGCAGTTATGAACAATCTCAACAACAATCTCTTGGCTGGAGGTTTTGACCTTAAGCAATCTAGATATGTTGGATTCATTGTCACAGCTAGTGAAGCAGTCTGGGCTAAGATTCCAGCCTCAAGTGTTAACTACGCTATTTCTTTAGTTAATGAAATGTGCGGTAACCCAAAGGGAGTTTACAAGGGTGTGTACACTGTAGATACAACTGAAGATTGCGTTAAAGTTTATTCTTTCTTCAGCGGATTGGGATTGCCAGCAGATCGAATTGAGCAATTAAAGAAAGAGACCCTAGAATTACAGTCTAAGGTCAAGGGTAAAGATGAACAAAGAAATCTTGCTTTGCAATTGAATGCTGGCAAGAATGAAACCGTTGATGCGGCTCAGAAAGTTAGAGATAAGATTGCAGTCAAGGCCTCTACCTTTGGCAAGTTTGTTACTGGGGCAGTCGTAGATAGGCGCAAATGAAATATTGTTCTGGTTGCAAAGCCGACAAAGATGAAAAGGATTCAACAAAATGAGTACTAAGAAAAGACCAGCAAAAGTTGTATCAATGTTTAGCTTAAGCCGATATATGATGGCCAAAGCTCAGACTAGATTAGCCAAAGCTAATGCTCGACATGAAAAACGTGTTAATAAGGCAACTAAGAAAAAAGACGTGCTCATTGAAGTAAATGATGAGTTGTCACAAGTACAAGACGAATTATTTGCCGCAAGACCTGTGACTGACTTGCCAAAGCTATACGATGAGTTAGCGGCAGTTTCTGCCAAGCAAGAGGCGCATGATCATTCTAAATGCAATCATGATCATTAAAGGATAAATGGAATTAGATATCTTAAAACCTTTCGTTAAACACGATGTAGAAGTTTTAGTGGGCGGAGTTTGGATTGAAGGAACTATGCTTCCTATTGCCAAAGGCATTGTTGTCTTAATGCCATTTGCAGATATGCAAGTCTTCTATGGCCCAGCTTCTTTAAAGGCTGAAGCTATCCAAGCTATTAGGCAAGTTAAGAGAAGTAATATAGTTGCTCCAAATGTGGTCCCCAATATTCCAGACCCACCTCCTGTCAGATCTAGTTTTGAGTCCCTTCCTCCTAGTTTTAGATTTCCAGTTAAAAAAGAGGGGCAACCGTGAATATAGTAAGTTACTCTATGGAGCATAAAGCAACATTTATGAAAGATGTTTATGAGTATTTTATAGATCAAGAGGTTACTATTATCACAGTGGGCGGATTTTCCTTATCTGGAGTACTCTTAGCATATAATGGAAATTTACTCCAGTTGAGTAGTAATTTGAGACATTCATTTGAAGACAAAAAACAAAATTATGAGGAAGAAACAATATCTTATATTGATATTGCTCATGTAATTGGAATACAAGAAACTCAAAGAAGATAAAATGTATTATCTTTATAAGATTACTAATAAAGTAAATCATAAGATTTATATTGGTCAAACTAATAACCCAAAAAGAAGATGGGAACAGTATAAGTATCGGTCTCAATATCCGAAAAAGTATAATCAATATATTTATTATGCAATGCATAAAGATGGTATAGATAATTTCATAATGGAAATGGTTGCGTTTTCTGAAATTAAATTACAGGTCAATGTAGCTGAAATATATTTGATTAAATATTTTAATAGTAGGGACAAAAATATTGGATACAATATAAATGTTGGCGGAGAAGGTGGATCTGAAGGAAGATTTATTTCAGAACAGACCAGACAAAAATTATCAAAAGCTGGCGCTGATAGGACACATACTAAAGAAACAAAAATGAAAATAGCGACATCTCATACTGGAATTAAATCCGGGCCATTATCAGAGGAACACAAACAAAAATTAAGCAAAATTAAGACTGGTAAAAAAATATCTGATTCTGCCCGTCATAATATATCAAAAGCTAAAATGGGCGATAAAAATCCAGCTATAAGATATAGGGGTAAAAGTTGGAAGGTTATTAACGGCAAAAGAGTTTGGATGGATAAATGATTAAAGGTATTGATGTTAGTTCCTTGCAAGGAACTATTAATTGGCAAGCGGTGGCAGCAACTGGAATTGAGTTCTGTGTTATAAGGTGCTAT